GTTCGGAAATGGCACGTACGATTTCTATACGGTCTCCTACGCCTGTTTCGCTTAGGAGTTTCCTGATTCCTGGTGATGTTTTCTCCAGATGCTGGAGTCCTGCGCCGTATTCGTTCATGGTTTTCTCGAAGTCAGCCCCAAGTTCTTTTCGGGTTTCTTCCTGCCACTTGTCGTACTGTGCTTCCCGCATGTCGTTCATCTGCTGGATAAGCCCTTTCCCGTACTCAAAACCGTATGCGGCCATCTGGTTTGCCTGTTCGTTGGTAAGGTTCATTCCTTTACAGATTTCACCGAATTTCTGTGAAATGGCTTCATCTAAGGTTTCGCCTTCGGGCAATGCCGATGTGAAATCGTATGCTTCTGGGGCGCCTTGCGGGTTCTGCGGATCCGGTTCCTGGTTCTGTGCCTGCTGTTCTGTGCCTGCCTGCTGTGCCAATCTTCCCGGCTCTTGATTCTGTACCTGCTGATTCTGTGCCTGCGGGTTCTGCGGATCCGTGTTATTGTTCGCCTGTGCCTGCTGGTTCTGTACGCCTTCCATTTGTTATTCCTCCTTGTTTTCTAATAATGCTTTTGCTTTGAATTGAAATTCGATGTATTCTTTTTCGGCTTTTTGTCTTAGTTCGAATCCTTCTTTTCCTAAGAGTTCGACCATCTCTTTTTCTATTTGGATCCCGATTGACCTTCTGCCCTCGTTGTAGAATGTCTGCGAATTTCCTGTGAATGTTTCGGCTTTGTAGCCTGTCATTTCAAGAATGTGAATAAAAAACCATCTCCCCGCTTTGCTTTTCAAAACGGTTCTGATGGCTTTTACGTCTTCTTCTCTTTTCTGTTTTTCTATATATTTTCGGATGAGCACATCGTGCTCTGTTACATTGGTTTTCATTTATCCACCACCTATCCCCAAGAGGTTCTGCAATGCAGGGTTTCCATCATTGGCAGCATCTGTCAGGTTTTTCGCCGCCTGTGCCGCCGGTGCCATGGCCTGTGCCTGCTGCATCATGTACTGCTGTTCTTGCTGCTGTTCCATGGCTTCTTGTTCGGCTGTTATCATCTGCATGATTTCTTCCGTGCTTCTTTGCATGACGGCAGGAGCGCCAAGGAGTTCGAAATATCTCTTGACGGTACCGATCGGATCGATAGCTTTCAGGGCTTCCGGATAGATCTGCGCCATTTGTCCAGCAAAGGATACGGCTTGTTCGATATTGACAAGGCCGCTCATTTTCTGCGCCTGGGCAAGGGGCGAGATGTACTCTATCTTTATGTCCTGGTCTGCCATTCTTTCAGCAAGTTCTTCTGGGAGCGGTGGAAATAGTCCCATTCTTTCCGCGATGTTATAGACTCTTTCGATGATCGGCGAAAGGAATTCATCCTGCAGGCGTTCTACCACAGGTCCCAGCTGCTGGAGTTTTTCCTGCTGGCGTTCCATGACTTCCCGCGCTGTCATCTGCGGGGTGTCGATAGAGTCAAGCATGAGAAAGAGGTCTGCGCTGTAGGTTCTTCTTATGCTTTCTTCTGTCCGTTGGATTTCTGTGGCAAGCCATTCCGGATTTCCCGGCACTTGGAAAAGAGGTTCTACTGTCGGATTGGTTCCCGTACTGTTTACGTTTGTATACCCGCCGGGGATTAGATCAACGCCTCCTATATCTCCTACACTGGCAGGTCCTTTCATTGGTGGTTTTACCATGAGTTCTACCGCCGTCAGGAAGTCTTTTTTCATGATCTGCAGCATTCTTGCATCGCCTTCGGCGTACCATCCTGGTCCTTTTCCATAGGGGCTTCCCTCAATTGTCTGGTATCTTGCCGTTGGTACAGGAAATTCTTCAAATCCGCCGGTAAATAAAAAGCCTTTCCCTTCGTCTACTGATTGTTTATCTATCCAGTAGAGTGAGGTGTAAGGCATGTTTTTATTTCCTGCTTGTCCGACTGTTCTGAATCTGTTCGGCATGACAAGCCAATAGGTGGTAAATGATTTATTATATCTTCCGCTTTCGTTCTGCAGGGCGTCTTTGACGGCACGCGGCAGGTTTTCTTCTCCAAATTGTTCTAAGAGCTGGTCTGCCGTCATCTGGAATTCTCTGCAGAATGTATCTACTCTTCCGCTTGCTCCGCTTGCCAGGTAGTATGTCCCTATTGTGTACTGCTGGAATCTTACGCCTGTTTCCGGTGATGCGAATACTCCCAGCGGTGCCTGCCCATGGGCAATTTCCATATAGCATGAATGGATGGAGTTATAGAAGTTAGATCGATGGAGCATGTACTCCACGATTTCCTGTCTGATATCCAGGACACTTGCGGCTTCCATATCTTCGTTTGCGCTGCTGTTTGAAAAGCCGAATTTAAACCATTGCCTTGACGGTGGTGTGAGTCCGGATTCCATCCCTGCGGCGAATGCGATATTAGCAAGCCACGCTACACCGTTTGAAATCATGAGGTCTTTTCTTCTGGCTTTGTTTGTGGCGTCCGCGGTGTCTCCAAATTCTCCAATAAAAGGAAGTTGGTGATCTCTTATATCTTTCCATCGTTCTTCATAGTCCCGCCGGTACTCCCGCATGGCTTTTACACGATGCAGTACGCTTTGTTTATCCGGCGCTCGGATTGTCGGCTGGTCCGCCGGCAGGGCAGCGGCTGTTATTGATAGTCTCTCCATTTTTTACCCCAATGTTGATTTTGTATTGGTCGGTGCAACGTCCGCCAGTCTTGTTGCCGCATATCCTTGTTTCTGTTTTCTTTTTTTAGCGGCTTCGGTATCGGCGGTTCCGCCGGCGTCAATGTCTGCATTGGTAATTGTGGTTGCAGACGGCGCTACTTGTTTAATTTCCGGAGTGCTTACGCTTTGTTCCCCGAATAATGCTGAACACATTTAAGTACCTCCTTTAAGTAAATAATTGATATTTTGTATTGACTCTTTTCTTGTTGGGTGCCCTGATCACCGGAACGGCGAATGTCAAAGCTAAGGCATCCGCATCGTTAGGGGATGGAATGCCTTTCTGTTTCATATATTCTTTTGACTGCAGCTGGAGTTTCCCGTCTTCTGTCGGTTTGATTTCTACTCCTGTCAGATCGTCCTGCATCTGCTGATCATCGGGATATGCCCCGCCGTTCGCAAGCCATTTTCTCATCTGGTCCCACATATACGCCCGCATGTTTTTACATGCCATATCGGGAGATTCTCCGCTGAATGGGATTAGGTTCCAGTGCCGTCCCATGGTTTCCCCTGCCGAATAGATTCCTGTGCCATAGCCCATGTCTATATTGACCGCATCGGCTTTGTATTCGTCTTGGTATCTGGCTATCAAGTTGGCTACGGCTATATCGTTGTTGTTTTTTTGTATTTTCTTAAGACGTTTTGCCATTAAGCCTTGTCTTAGCCATATGGCGGTGGCGTCATCTCCCATCCATGCGGGGTCTACCCCTATAATGACCGGGGCAAAATTAAATTGTTCAGGCAACAGGTTTCTTCCCCGCGCTTTTTCCGCCAGTTCTGTGGAAATAAGCTGTAGTGAGCTTGCGTTCGGGAATTGTCCTTTGACTCTGATTCTTACAAAGTCGCTGTCTTCTCCCCAGGTGTTTATCCATTGTCGTATGAGTCCTTTGTTTGAGAATGAAACGCTTCTTGAGTCTACTTGTTTCTGATTCCATAAATTTCTGAATTTATGAAAGCAGTCGTAAAATCTACCCGTGTTTCTTGTTGGGTTCCCAAATGCACACCATATGATTTCTGTATCTTTATCTGTCATAGCGCCTTCGGCTACTTCCCATATCTGGTTGGATATGGCAGAGGCTTCGTCAAAGAGTAAAAGGATTCTATTCCCTTGGTTATGCAAGCCTGCAAAGGCTTCTGTGTTGTTATCACTCCACGGGATGGCGTCTATGCGCCAGTTCTTTTCTTTTCCCGGTTCGTTTGCGAATATGGCGGTGGCTGTGGCTGTGAACAAAGGCCGCCCGATAAATAGGTTGTACCATTTTATGAGTTCCGGCCAGGTTTTGGTTCGGAGCTGTGTTTCGGTGTTTGCGGTGACAACTCCCCTGGTGTTTTCGTGTGTTGATATTGCCCAGAGGATAAGCCATGCGACTAACGTACTTTTTCCTATCCCGTGTCCTGACGCCACGGCTTCTCTGACAACGTTGTCTTTGATTTTCACGCCGTCTCTTATGTCTTTCAGTATGTCTTTCTGCCACTCTTCGGGACCGTTCATTTTTTCCAGCGGCCCCGGTTCTCCCCATGGAAAAGCAAAGTAGACAAATTTTAAGGGGTCGTGTGTGTATTCACCTAAGGCTTCGACAAGTTCAATGATTTCATTCATTTTTTATTACGCGCTCCCGTGCCGCTTTCAAAGCGTTTGTCATGCTTATTTCTCCTTTGACTTCGACTTCTCTTTTATCCCGCCAGTCTTCGGGTTTTCTATTTTTCAGAAAGAAGATGATTGCCAGTGTTTCCGGCGCCATCTGTTTTGTTGTTTTTTTTACTTTTTTCTTGCCTTCGTCATCTATTTCTATTGTTGTTTCTTCGAATTCATAGCCCACGGCCCTTTTATAGAGTGCATTTTCTACTTCTATGTCTACTATGTTTTTATTTTTTTTTAGGGCGTCTGCTATGTCCGAGAATCTCTTTTTCCATTCTGAAAGGGTGCTTCTGCGAATCCCCATGTTATGTGCTATCTGCTCATCTATGAGTCCGTTTCTTGCCCATGCTGCTATCTGCAAAAGTCCATCTTTTGTTCGCCAGTATTCAAATTTTCCTTTTGCCACAGCAGCCTCCTTTCATCAAAAAAGGCACTCATTGTGAGTGCCGCCGGAAATGCAAAACCGCCCTTTCGGACGGTATCATGATGTTTTTTCATACTTATTCAACTTTAATTTATCACTTTGTCACGCATGACCGCAAGTGACCTGCAGTGACGCCATGTGACATCTATTTCTTTTTTACGTTTGTAACTGTGATAAAATCTTTCCCTGAGTCATTAACAATAATCGGCGGCAGCCATTTTAGCATCCGCTTTCCTTTCTTTTCTCCGTATAAAAATGTATGCCAATGTGCCCTTCTTATGTGCATCGCTGGGGATTTATGATATTCTCCCTGCGGTGATGTGTTTTCATATTGCGCAGATTGTCTAAGTTCTCTAATTTTTACGCCGACCGTTTCGCCAACGTTAAGCAGTTCTACTTCGCGCGGAATGTCTTTTATCTTTCTTGACCGCCGGAAAAAGTGTCTTTTTTCGTGTTTTATATCCGCATTTACAGCGGACAGGTATAAAACAAGGTTTATCCACCTGCTTATTGTCCGTTTTCCGTTTTTATAAAACGATCTCAATACTTCCCCGCTTATTTCTTCGTCTTCATTCTCTACCGCTGGTAAATCTACTTCATCGAATTGTTTTACCATGTTTTCTATGATTTTATCTATTGATTCACTTCCTGATTCTGGAAGAATCAAATAGATTGGCAGAATTACATTTCCTTTTTTGTTTACAACAAGAATCCTGAATTCAAAATGTCCACGATCAAAGTCAAAAAACACGAAAAACCCATCATATTCCGCCCCATCGTTCGGACGAATATATATTGAGTATGCAGGAATGGCAAGCATACTCGTGTCAAGCTCTATATTCACTTTCGCCTGTTTATAGAGCTCCTCAGTCAATGTGGCGTCAAAGTCGTAGATTAACTTTGTTTTACGCCACGCAGCTAAGCATGTTATTGCCACTGCATTCGCTATGTTTTCCATCTGTTCCTTATGCAGGTTTCGATCCAGCGCTAATTCAAGTCCCGCCTCAATCGGAATAAAAACATACTCATGCGGCCACTTATCTTTATACTCTCTATCCGCCGCTATGTCTTCTGCAAATTTCCAGGCGGGCGGATAGAGATAGTTGTATTTTTTCAGCATCTTCATCGGTGCCGAATTTTTTACATCAATCATGATTCGCTCCTTAGCTTTTTCAAAAAAGAGCAAAGGATTTCTCCCTGTTCCTTTTTCTAATTTTCAAACTATATCACATTTTCTTCAAATTATCATACGCCCTTTCAGCATTCAGATACCAGTCATCTTGTTCAAATCCGCAATGATTACATTTGAATCTCATAAGTTGATTCATGAATTCTTTATTGTATGTCATACCCATATGACTTCCACAGTATGGGCATTTTGCAATTGATCTGATTTTATAATCTCTTGACATAATTTTTACTGCAAGATCTTCTCCCGAACGTCCTACACACATCAGAAACTCACCTCTTTATGCCTTTTTGTTAATTCGTCCAATGCAGACTTGTGTATTCTCATCATCGTCCGGTAGTAATTGAAGTTATTCGTAACTTCGATTGTGTGCCACGCCCAATTGAGTAGGTACCGCTGCCGCATGATTGTGTGTCGTATCGGATTTTTCAATTCTTCTATGTATATCTCTGCCTTTTTCAGCATTTTTTCATATTTCTTTTTTTCCCGTTCATAGTTTTCTTTTGCTGTTTCGTATTGGATAAGCACTGGCGGAACGGTTTGTATTGAATTTGAACCGCCGGAAATGTGCTCCGCCGGTAAGGCTCCGTTTACCTGTTCTTCGAGTTTTCTATATTCATTTTCCGCCAATTCCACTTTGACCGGCTGCACTTCCCGCAAATTATAAAAGAATTGTCTTATTGTCATGATTTTACCCTTTCACCACAAATAATTCTCCTACTCCCGCACGGATGTCCTGGAATGTTACCATCGGAAGATCTTTCTCGTACCAGAACATTTTCCCGCCGCAGCATGCATCAAGTATTTTCATTTCTTTCTTGTCCTTTTTATTTCCAATGTTCCGGTAAGTATTCCCTCTACAAAGCTACTGTTGGCTTTTACGTCACTTCCGCCTGTTTTTATCATCAGTCCTTTTTCTTCGTTGAAATAGAAGTTTTTTATCTGTCTTTTTTCTTTCTTGAAATGAATCGTGAAGTGTTCTCCTACTTCTACATTCAAGAGTTCCGCTACTTTTTTTATGTAATTCATGTCTCCTCCTTAATGTCTTCAATCACCTTACTCATTACATAGTCAGCACATGGCTGTGCCATTCCGTTTCCTATTGCTCTGTATCTCGCCGTATCACTCCCGCCCTTTGTCCAGTTGTCCGGAAGTCCCTGCAGTCTTTCACATTCAAGCGGCGTAAGGCGGCGGACGTATGAGCAATCAATGTTTTTGTATATACATCCCACGGCGCTTGGTCCTCTTGCTACCAGTGTTGAGTTGATTCCGTTATCGCTGATCTTAAAATCATATTTTGCATTTGCGCCCTGATTAAATGCCGCCCTGTCAATTGCATAGACAACCGCTAATCTTGTTGATGATTTTAATGTAGATGTTTTATCCTCATAGATCGGCATGTTGTTTTTTATACTTGCGTCTCTGTTAAATGCGTATATGATCGGTACTTGATTCCCGCCGGTCCCCATCCTGTTATTGAGTGTCTGCACTGTTCCGTCATTTCTTTCTCTGATAACGTCTTGCGCATGTGTCATATCGAGAACGCTTATACAGATGCCGCCTTGGTTTCTTGCAGGATTACTTCCGCTTAGGTCTAATGTGTTGCTTTTTTCTACTTCTTTTATGCCCGCTGTCGGATTGTTGCTTTTCATTCCTTCGCTTTCGTATGATCCGATTCTGTATGTTTTGATAAGCACGCATCTCTGGTCATGCATGCAGTTCAGCGCTCCCGCTTTTTCTCTCATTCTTATTGAGTTTGTTTGTCCGTTTCCGATATCATAGACTGATGTTTCAGTACTTGGTACAGCAGTTCTGGTAAGCGTTTCTTTCTTGCTTTGGCTCTCCTCAGGATTCCTTGGCATGCTTTCGGACTCAAATAATACTTCCGGTCTACCCCCCCTATTTCCAAAACACGCAATAAGGAAGATTCTCTCACGATGCTGGGGGACGCCCCAATGTTGAGCGTCAAGGATTCTCCATGCGATATTACATCTCTTACTTCGTACCATTCCGCTTCTTGCCCATCGTCCAGATCGAGGCATTGGAATATCGGCTTGTGTGATTTCGCTGAGCACGGCTTGAAAGTCACGCCCTTTGTTGCTTGAAAATGCTCCAAGTACGTTTTCCCAGATGAAATATTTTGGGTATTCTCCTCTTGTGGCTCTAAGCATGTCGGAAACAACGTCATTTGCCGTTCTAAATAGTCCGCTTCGTTCACCTTTTAATCCCTCTCTTTTTCCTGCCACCGACAGATCCTGGCATGGACTGCCCGCACATATGATGTCTACCGGTGGTATTTTGTCACCTTTTATTTTTCTGATGTCGCCTAATTGCATGACGTTCGGAAAGTGTTTTTTTGTGACTTCTATGCAGAATGGTTCTATTTCCGATGACCACACGGGAACAGCCCCGTTTCGCTGTGCCGCTATACACCATCCGCCGATTCCGTCAAATAGGCTTCCCACTGTTATTTCCATCTATTTTCCCGTACTCCCTATTCCGCCGGTCCTATCACCATCTGTTTTATCGCCATCCACCTTGTAATATCGATGAAATATTCCTTGTGCGATTCTGTCTCCTTTTTTTACTGTATAAGGCATTCCTGATACATTTCTAATTGGCAACATGATATGTCCTTCGTTGTCCGGATTGTTGTAGTAGTCTGAATCAATTACCGCCACATTGTTTGCCAAAACAACTCCATGCTTAACCGCAATGCTTGATCTTATATAGATTCCCAGCCATTCATTTTCACACATATATGCTTTTAATCCTGTTGGAATCAATTTTATTTCGCCAGGTGTGATTACAGCGTCAACGGCACTTTCAATGTCATACCCCGCTGATTGCTTTGTCTTTCTCTTTGGAAAGTTTACATATTCATATCCGCTTACTTTTTCAAAACCTCTTCTCATTTCAGTTTCCTTTCTTCATAAATCCGCTCTTCTTCGTTACGCAGCCTCCGCGCCGCTTCGTCAAGTTTAATCGCGGCATATATGATCATGCTAATAAACAGCACAACGCTTACTACATCAATTAATCTATCCATTTTGTCCTCCTTTAAAATGGGATTTCTTCCTGTTCGTACTCTATCGGTTCTTGACTTACTGTCCCCATGTCTTCAAATTTCACTGGTGCGGAAAATTGCGTTACAGATGTTCCGCCGGAAAAGCCTGCATTCATTGATTGTTGATTACTTCCGATTGGTTTTGCAATCATATTTGCTACCACTTCTGTCACATACCGTCTTTGTCCGTCCGGCGTGTCATATGATCTTGTAGAGTACCGCCCTTCGATGAAGACATAGCTTCCTTTTGTGAGTTCATTTCCTACCGCTTCTGCAAGTTTTCCCCAGGCGGTTACATTGACCCAATCTGTTAAATCTAACGTGTCCCCGTTCGCTTTTGTAATTTTCTTACTTACGCCTACGGAAAATGACGCCACGGCTTTCCCCGTTTTTGTTGCCCTGATCACAGGATCTTTCGCAAGATTTCCTGTTATTTGCACTGTGTTCATCTTCTTACCTCATTCATCCATTCTTCCAGCCATCTTTCCGCTTCTTCTTTATCCATACATTCATACACAAGTAGATTTCCCTTGCGACTGTCTATAGCAAGATGCACAATCCTGTTTTCGTAATCATCTTCATATGCGCAATAGAACAGTCCTTTAGGTTTATATTTCCCGTCTTTTCCTGGAACGGAAAAATGTAAATTGAAGAATTTAGTATTTATTTCTTTATAACTTTTCATTTTCCCTCCTTGTTCGCTGCCTCGATAATCAGCACGGCAGCTTCCATGAGGTTTTCTTTTCTGTCTTTTTTTGAAAGAAGACACTGATTCACTTTGTTCAAAAGTTGAATCTCTGATAAATCATTTTCGTTTTCATGCACCCGATCTATGATTTCCAGTTCTTCTTTTGTCATCGCACTAAATACCGCGGTACATTTATCCATGGTCCATTTCATTTTTTCACCTGATTTATTTTCTCTACCAATTTATCCGCTATTTTATCTATGCTTTCTCCCACGTTTTCTATGTTTTCCTGCGTTATATATGTTGCTGCTATCATCTTGTAGATTGTATCTTGTGCCGGGATAAACACTGTTAATAATCCAACTATACATATACAGATGACAAACCTTTTATACTTTCTGATTGTGCTTAACATCTCTTTAAATCCACATTCCATAGTTCCAATAATAGTCCATGTAGCAATAACCCCGACCCCAATGATGGCAATCGCTCCTATAACTTGTCTAAATGTGTTAAGAACATCAACCATGTAAAATATCCATGGATTAATCAAAGGTTCATTCATTTTCTGCCTCCTTAAATAAATCTCCCTGCGCACGATCGCCGGATATGTATTTTTTCGCTTCTTCTATGAGTACTTCCAAGCATTCATCCAATTCCCTGAATATTCCGTATGGTATTCCGCCGGTAGTGAATTTGATATTCAGCGGATAATCTTCTGCTTTTATGAATCCGTATGCCGTGTAAGATTTTTTCTCTCCGTCTTTGTAACCAATTACTATTTTGTTTGCCACAAAACCCACATGCTTTTTCAAAAGGTTTGCGACTCCCAATCCTGATAATGATTCGGAGAATTTAATAAACGCTTCATAAAATTCCTTTCTTGCCGGCTCCAGACTTCTTATCTGATTTTCTTCCGCTCCGCTGATGTACCCTATTCCCACTTCCGTGGTTATTTTTTTGATTTCCATATTTTTCTCCTTTCGTTTTGCACCATTTGAAAACGATTTTCTTTTTCTGCTGCACCTCCCTCGTCATTCTGTAGTATTGGTACGGGTACCCCTCCTGTGTATACCCATTTTCCACTTTTTCTATCCGGTATCCTTTTTGCGGATTGGGATTTTCTTTCCAATGCCTGGAGTAGATTTTATATTTTGTAACCTTGGGACGTTTCAGATTGCGGCTGGCATTCCATCTTTTTTTCTGTACCGCTCCAGGCTCTCTTATGGTTTCGTCCGTTTCTTTGCAGAGGTACTCTGCCAACCGCCTGCAGTCTTCCGGCGTTCCATCAAAGTATCGAAATGACCTGTAGTTCAGTTCTCCCCATGGCCATTTCTCTCTTATGTCTTTTCTTTGGATTTTCATTGATGCATTGATCAGAAGGTGGTGGTGGATTCTGTGACCCTTATATTCAGTTACATAGATATACTTCAATTCCTCTTGGAATTTCCTGTACAGGTTTTTCAGGTTCCGCAGG